CCGTAGTACTAGTCATTACAATATCATACAAATACATATTCAGAACTTGTACTGCACCAGTACCGGAAACATAATCAATATTTCTTACCTTTGCTGTACCAATTTTACTAGCCGCATATGATGCTGGTGTTCCTTTATTAACATTTGTATATGTCAAATTATGCAAATCAACTTCCTGATGAGTTGTAATATTAAACAACCCTTCATAACTTGTGACAACAGTATAGTTACCATATTGCATTAGGCGATCAAAATTATTTACATTGACATAGTCTCTTGCTTTGTTTAACTCTATGTCCTTAGATATAATTGTTTCAAATTCATGCCCTTCAACAAATGCTTTACCGGGATCTAATCGAACAATAAATTTAGTTGAATCAGACGGATGATCTTTTACTTGAATGTTAAAAGCCTTTACTGTATAACTACCAGACTCATCAAATGTTCGTCTTGCAAATGTTTCTTCCAATACAGAATAAATTGGAATATTAATATCCCTTTGTTTAATACCATCCTTGACTCTTAATGTTTCATAGAAGTCTGTATCATCAGTTGATGTTAAAACTTTCTTATCTAATGATAATAGAAGTTTTAATCTGTCTGCACCCGGTGCCGCAAAGTTATGCGAGCCTTGTGCATTATCCAACAATGTAGAATCCGTTCCAGAATTTACAACTGTCTCGGCAACACTGACACCAATTTTATATGATGGTGCATTTGAAAACTTATCTAATATAAGTGTCTGTTCGGCTATCTTAATAAAGTTACCATTAATATAAAATACACCTTCGGTGACAGCAACACAAGAACCTTTACCTGTTGGTGATGCATCATAAGCAGTCGCTGATATACTTCCATCTGTAGCGCTGATTCTTTCCCCCGCCATAAAGGTTGCGGCCGTTGATAATGTTATAGTACCAAACGCCCCTGTTCCACTACCACCAGATAATGTAAGAACTGGTGTCGAAGTATATCCTGAACCCTTATTAGTAATATCAACACTGATAACCGTACCATTAGCAATAGTAGCTGTAGCAGTTGCACCTGTACCAGTACCACCACCTGAAATAGTAACAGTCGGTGCAGTTATATATCCACTGCCCCCATCGTTAATTTGGATACCTTGCACTTGTTGGGTAAGAGAACCTCCTGTAATATATTTTACAAAAATTACATCAGGGTCACCAGTTGATGTATCAAGGGCGCTATTAAATAATACAAGTGCTCTTGTACCAGACTGACTACCAACAACTGTCTTACCAGCAAACAAAGTTACATCAATATCAACACTATTAAACTGCTGTTGCAATTTAACATATTCAAAATCCAAATTAAGAATAGTATCAGCACCAGTAACTTTGGAACCATTCATAAAAACATGGTCACCAAAATTCTTAATTTGATTTCTTAAGATGCTTTGCTCTGTGGTGAGTTCTCTTGCTTGAACTGGTAATGCGGGCTTATAAAGGACTTGATGATAATTTTTATTTTCATCAAAGTCATCAAAGTATGGCGATTGATTCAGATTTATAGTAATTTTATTTGACATAATTCCCTATCTCGATTTTTAGAATTCGGCAACAATTTTTATATCTTCTGTTGAATCAGAAGCTCGACTGATCGGTGCTCTGAATTCAGTATAAATGATTTTTCCACTATCCTCATCTATCTCCGTACTATCATAAGTAGTACCTGTCGCTAGTGTAGGTGGGGTTGTATTTCCTGCAGTAGGATTAATAAGTAAATGTACTTTTCTAAAATCATCTCCAACTGGAAAGTCATTACCATCATTACCTACCAACCTGATATTTAACATTACAAATGCTCCTCCCAATTCAGCAACTGCATCAGAACCATGTCCACCTTTAGGACCAATTCTTCCTATAAGAGATGCAGCCGTGCCTCCACCACTTGTAATAGTACAAGTAGAAGAACGATATAAAACTCCTCTATTTACCATCACCACTGATGTGATAGCACCATTATCAACACCACCAACTCTTGCGGCAGCACTATTACCATCTGAAGATGCAATTGCTACTGTTGGTGCAAGAGAATAAGTACTATTCGCATCTGGGGGTGTAGACCATGCTGCCACTGTTGCCTCTTTAGTAGAACCAGTATAACCTGTAACAGTTTTAATCTCACCCTCACCGGGTCCTGTCAATATAAAGATTTGCATATCATTATAATAATCGTCGTCGGTTGAAGCATTTGCATCTAAAGTAATTGTCGTTGCTCCACCACCAGCAGCTGTGCCAGTATTATATTTGTAATTCGTACCTCCACTAAGCACATCGATATGATCCAATGCACCATCCACAGCAACCGTTTCAACGTTTGCTTGATCAGTACCAACTATGCCCGGTGCTCTTACTGGAATCCAGTCAGTAGTAATAAACTTCAATACATCTGCTTGTTGTACTTCGTACATAAACTTCCATCTATATCCATCCGGTGAGGTAGTAATAATATCTGTACTTACTCCAGAAGGTTCTACTGTGGAAGGAACACCACTATTATTTGAAATACACTTATATACTCTATAAGCACTTGTGAATACAAAGAAGTTCGTATCGATAATATCATCTTGTAAATGATTATATTCAGGATACACTGTTCCTGTTGTCCAATCTATTCTCTTGAGGACATGTGATACATCTGTTGAAGGTATTAACTTCGCGGCAATCCTAGCATCGTGATGGATAAAAGGAGCAACACCTGTATCCAAAGGAATAGGAACATTAGTATCAGAATAAGAACCATCTGCATATTCACCAGCACTATTACCATCCCACGGAGTATTCTTACCTATCATCAGATAAATTGAATTTGAACCAAACGCGGATATAAAATTATCCGCATTAAATTTACGAAAGCTGTTATTGATTATTGCACTCATACTCTATTTCCCTTTAGATTGTGTTTGTTATACTTATTTATAATACTTATTTAAGTTGTTTCAATATATTTACGATGGTGGTGGAGGTAAAGCTGTATTTTCATATCCTTTTGGATATTGGGTAATTGTGGCGTTATTAAGATTCCTAGTTTTCAAACCACCAAACCATGTCATATCAACTATCCTATTATGACCAAAGCAACCAATACCAGTACCTGATTGTACACCTACTCCAATCACCTGACTAAAACCACCTTGCTTTTTAAACTTGTTACGATCTATTCCTCTCTTCAAAGGACCTAATCTTAATTGAGTAGTATTCTGTGTACTTCCGGTAAGGACACCGAAGTCATCAGTTGATGTTAAAGAACTGGTTATTTCACCATAGTTCTCATTGTCAGTTACATCTGTATGGAGAGTAAGATAATCATCATAATCACCTAACGTCCGGAGATACTGTATTGCTAAATCAACTTCATAGATTTGACATTTGGTAGGTGCTACATACCACGAACTTTGTATTGTCAATCCATAATCATCTGATGTTGCTGCCTGTGCAGTTATATATCCCCAATCTTCAGTAGCACCATGTCCTTGTGGTGCTAATGGATCTAATAATTCAGATTCAGTTATTGAACGATAATCTAAATCAGGCAAGAATACCAAGGTGCGCGCACCCTCACAGGAATCAGCTTTAAGATCGAGAACAACAGGTGGTGTAATAGTTCCTTGATGAAATATAATTGTATAATGACGTCTTTCAGGAATACCAGTAATACTTAACGGTGTAGTAATATTAGACGTAAATTGTATATTACCAAACAACGCAAGACCAGCAGGATGTGCTGTTCTCTTAATAATGTCCTTCCATTCAGAAATAGGACGACTGGATGTTAACACATAAGAAAATAATTGGTAGTAATAACTATCCTGAATATATTTAGTAGCTGAAAGAAATCCATCATCACCAATGAATTGTTTATTATGTTCATTTTCATAACTAGAAACAACAGTGACTGCTGATGCAGTACCATCACCCATTCCTGATAAATCTAATATTGGTGTGGACACATAACCAAAACCATTATTAACAACTTTTAAAGCTTTAATACCACCTATACCCTCACCCTTCAATGTTACAGATAAACCATTTCCACTTCCACCTGATACTGTAGGTAAAAACATATAACCACGACCAGCACTTTCTATTGTAATACCAGTCACGCTTCCTGACCCATCAACAGTCTTCACTAAGAAGCTAGCAGTCCTTCCATCAACGTCCATCGTGCCGACATTATTAACTGTTAACTTATCCCCAACTAAATAACCACTACCACCACTATTAATAATAATTGATTTGATAAACCCAGTAGACAAATCATCAATAGAAACAAAAGCGCCTGCAGCAGATGTACCACCACCTGACATAGGAATAACGGTACCCTTAGTATAATTATTACCCGATGCAGTAATAGTAGCACCGGTAACCATTCCACCTAATATAAATGTTTTAATATCATCTGTAATAGTTTCATAGGGCGAAAAGGTTCCATTCACATTAGAAAGAAAAATCGTAGATACAACAAACGCACCAACATGTTCTTTTAATATTGTTTCTACTAATGCAGAAGCACCCGACGTTGTTCCTTTAATCTTCCTACCTAATAAATCAAAGACCGCATCATTACTACTTGTATCAACTACACGAACAATTTTATTCTTCGTATACTTACCATCAGATACACGAAGCATATCTTTATTAGGATAATAAAAATCTATTTCTTCTTTATAAAGTAATCTAAAAAGAAATCGAAATGATTTCTCATTACCTTTCGATCTATAAAAATCCCTGAGATGCTTTAAGACAAATGGCTTATTAGCATTAGCAAAGATAGCTTCCGGTAAGTCTTTTGCAAATTGCTTTTTAAAATAATTTAGAAACTCAGTCGTCGTTGCATCTAGATTAGCATACTGTCGCAGATTACCAACAATCTCATAAGGCTTTCCATTCTGCTCCATGTACTCATAGTACGCCTCAAGGAAAGAAACAAAGGTAGCATGATCTTGTTTTACAAAATCAGGAAGCTGTCCTTCTACCTTTACACTTATGCGTTCATCCAGTACTGGATGTATTGGTTGATTTGGGGATACTGTGGCCATATTAAATTGTCTCTGCTACCATATTAATAACTATTGCCTCTGTGTCTGTTACATCATATGTTAATATCTGTTCTCTCAAAGGTGTAATGTCTGAATTGTTTTGTTCTGGCGTAACTGTTATTTTAATATAGTCATTACCATCTGTAATAAGAATAGGTCTAAAATTAGTCAGAACAACTTTTCCAGTATCATAATCAATAGTTCCATAATTAGTAGAACCATCTGGTGTAATAAATTCATCTAACAATTGACTGGTCGCATTATGGACATCCGTGCCATAATGATATTCACCAGTATGTAAAACACCGGAATCCATTTTATGTACATCTCCAGTCCAAGTACCACCTGAATTTAATTTAACCGCTTTAACATTCCCAACAGTATCATCACATAGTGTATAGGTATTACCATCCGTAGCTTTAAAGGCACTACTACTTAAAGCACCATGATGCAAAGCATTATTAAAATTTAAAGTATATGTGATAGGTGTATCTAATGTTTCGATAGCAATCCTTTGTTGGTACTTAACCTTTGTTTTATTATTTCTAATACTATCGTTTGTATTATCTATATCCTGTGTCAATGTAGAGTATCTAAACTTCTGATCAAACTTTTCTAAATTGATTTGATAATAACTTTGAATTGCAGTATTAATGTTAGTCTTCAAAGTACTCTCATCAGTCAAGTTTGTAATAGGATCATAGTTTACAGTAACGTCCAATAGCAGGTAAATAAATATAGGATCAATAATTACAGGTATGACTGTAACTACATTTGCTTTTTTAAGTACGTTATCTTCAATATCTTTCTTTGCAATATTTGTGAAGGTTGTATTTCCTGCAGGCTTTACTGCAATAAAAACTTTTCCATATTGAACAGGATCTGCATCCTCTCCACCATACGTAGTAATAGATTCTATGTCAGGTCTTTCCTCTAACAAAATAGCTTTATAATCATCTCTTGTTGTTGCCCTATTCTGTGCTTGATATAATTTCGGTGCCTGCCATTTAAGTGAAGAGATGGTTTGAATATCCGCACCACCTATTGCATTAGTATTTGTAACCATTGTATAGTCGCCGCTATTCAATCCAGCCACAGAACCACTAGCAGTAAATACACTTGCCTTGTTTGCAAGTGTTCCATTAGTAACAATATATTCAATAAAAATAACATTGCCATCTGATAGTTGTTTACCTACTGCACCATCGCCAAAGGTTAATTCATATTTCTTATCTTCTATTTCCTGTATAAAGAAAACACGATCTGTACCTTTGATTGTGGTTACGTCTTGGGCATTACCATCCGTATAAGTAAAGACTGTTGAATCACTAGATGAGTTCTGAACAGTAACACTAATCGTATCAACATCTATATTTTTATTTGGAAGAATAAATCGTTGGCCAGTATCACTAGCAAGAACCGTATATGACTTATTTAATATCTTTCCTTCCGTAATCTCTACACCAGTCGCCTCATAGGTGCCTGTACCCGAACGAAGAACACTTGTTGTCTTATTCGTTACAAAAGTATAATTCTGTCCATCTATGTTTGATTTAAACTTTGTATTCTTTTCTATCGTAAGAGATATTGGTGAACTGCTCGGAGTAAATGTAAAATCAAGTTTAGCTACAGAAGCTTTAACCGAGGAAGGCGTGACACCTAAATGCTTTGCATGAGACACAACAGATTCTCTTAATGAGGAACTGTCCAGAAACATTTCATTGCCAAGCATGTTGGCATAGTAACCCGTATAGTGTGTGTTATAGGCAAGTAGGTCAATCAGCACCGACATACCACTTCCCTCAAAATCGTAGTCTTGGAATTTGCTCTGGGCAGACAGATAACTTTTTAAATTAGATTTAATCTGATCAAACTCTAGATCTGTGATTTGCAATTTGTTTGATGATGGCATACTATCTTAACCTCTCTAAAAATAATTCAACCACTACGGGGTCAGGCGTACTGATCGGTTGGAATTGTATTGTAACATAATATCCGTTCTTATCTATATCACCCAGCACGGCTATGTTTTCTATAACTATTCTAGGTTCGAAATTAGTAAGCACCTGTCGTATTGCAGATTGCAGAACGACAGCGGTAGTAGGAGATACCAAGTCAAACAATATACCTCTAATGCCACTTCCGATTTCCGGATGGAAAGGTCTCTCATGTGGATTAGTCGATACAAGATTTCTTACTGACCTCTTGATAGCTTCTACATTTCTTTTTAATACTATATCCTTAGTGACAGGATGTGCTATAAAGTCTAAATCTAAATCCGACCAAGTCCTAGTATTAGTAGAAAGGGGTTTTGTATATAATGCCATTAGCGTCTCTTCCCTTGTCCTCTATATCGTTTCCAACTTCGTCGCTTATTCTTATTCTTAGGCATGCTCCGTTTGGAATGACCAATGGAAGTAACCTTCTTTGGAGTCTCATGCTTAGGTGCGCCCGCAGTTAAATTCTGTGTCTTTGTCATTTAAGTTTCTTGTCAGCTTGTTTAAGTACTAAGTCAGGACGCTTGTCTGTAAACATCTTTTTCTTTCCAATATCCGATACCAGCGTAAGTTCAAATCC